GGAAGAGTTAAGTTAACTTGTGTGACTGATGACGGAACGAATTCTACTTGGAAAGCGGAAACCGTTACTACACCAATCGCAACTATTGCGTAATAAATAATAATGTGAGGTCCTTCGGGACCTCACTATTAAGTTAAGGAGAAAAATATGGGAACATATGTAAGTAATGTAAAAACTACTAGATTAACCAGCTCAGGATCTGTTTTTGGAGGACCTTGTAGAATTTTAGGAATATACTACGTCGCTGACACTACTGCAGGAAGTATCACTATTAACGATGGTGGTTCATCAGGAACTGCAATTGCTGTTTTTGATACACCTATAGGAGCTGCATCTAATGCAGGAGAAAATGTGGTAGGATACATTCCAATTCCAGGTGATGGTTTACACTGCGCAACAAATGGATATGCAACTTTAAGTGGAGTAGCAAAAGTTACTATATTCTACGGATAGGAGACTAGATGGCTAATACGACTTCTGGTACTTATACTTTTGATAAGAACTTTGCGATTGATGATTTAATCGAGGAAGCTTATGAAAGAATTGGTATGCAGGGAACATCTGGATATCAACTTAGAAATGCCAGAAGATCTTTAAATCTTTTATTATCTGAATGGGGTAATAGAGGAATTCACTATTGGGAAATAGGTGAAACTAATATTGATTTAATTGAAGGTCAAACCGAATACAAATTTTATCGTACATCAGCTGATGGAACAAGTGCAACCACTACTCCTACAAATGGAATTTATGGAATAACTGATGTTTTAGAAGCTCAATTAAGAACTAATAGAACTCAAACTACTCAATCAGATACTCCTATGACAAAAGTAGATAGATCTACTTATGCAGGATTTTCAAACAAACTTTCTAAAGGAACCCCTAATCAGTATTGGGTTCAAAGATTTATAGATCACGTAAGTATTAGTGTTTATCCAACTGCTGATTCTTCAAACGCATCTAAAGACATGCATATTTATTATATTAAAAGACTTCAAGATGTTGATGGAACTTACACAGATGCAACCGACGCACCTTTTAGATTTTTACCTTGTATGGTTACAGGATTATCTTTTTATTTAGCACAAAAATATGCTCCAGATAGAATTCAAACTCAAAAATTATTATATGAAGATGAATTAGCAAGAGCATTAGCGGAGGATGGGTCAGCGTCTAGTACATACATTACACCTAAGACATATTACCCTAATATTTAATTATGCCAAAATATGCATCAGGAAAAAGAGCGTTAGCAATTTCAGATAGATCTGGACTTCAATTTCCGTGGAGAGAAATGGTTACAGAATGGAATGGAGCATTTGTCCATATTTCTGAATATGAACCTAAGCAACCACAATTAGAACCTAAACCAATAAGTGCTGATGGAGTTTCTTTACCTCAAGTTAGACCAGCTAGAACTGCACCAGCTGTTACTAGATTAATGAGAGATGATCCTTTTGAAACTTATGGAGCAGGTTCAGGACTTATTAATGTTTGGTTTCCTGGTCACGGCCTAACTGATGGAGACACATATAGAATTAGAGGGTCAATCACTACTTCACCTGGAACAGGAACTGCTTATGATCCCGTAACAGGAGTTAATGGAACTTCGGTTTTTGGGTATAATAATCCTCAAAGTTTTGATGGGATTACAGGAGCTAAATTAGGGCTAGCTGCTGGTTATACAATTACAACAGGATTATATCGAAGCGGTGCAAGAGTAGATTCAGATTATGCAAAAGCAAATTATTTTTATTTTACAGTTAACACAGATACAGCTACATTAGGTGATAACAGAGGAGGAGGAGCCGGGTGTTCTATTGGACCCGTGACTCTTGAAGCATAATGGCAGGAATATCTTACAGCACATTAGTTACACAAATTAGAAACTATACTGAAACAGATTCAAATGTTTTAAGTACTGATGTTTTAGAAAATATTATTTTAAATGCTCAATCTAGAATATGTCAGGATGTTCCAATTGATGCTGACAGACATATGCAAGAAGGAAATTTAGTAACAGATAAAAATAGCATATATGCTCCAGCGGGAGCTATATTTACTAGAGGTATAGAAGTGTTTGACTCTACTACAGCTTCAACTGGTACTTTAAGATGGCTTATTAAAAAAGATGTAACTTGGTTAGCTGAATATATTGAAGATTTAACTGGATCTGGCGGAGCGGATGTAACCGGAATGCCTAAATATTATGCTATGTTTGGAGGAGCTACAGGAGATGGCTCAACTAATTCAGGTGGGTATATGTTAGCCCCTACTCCAGATGCAAATTATTATTTTAGAGTACATTTTGATAAAAGACCGGCTACTTTAGAGTCCAGTAATCAGACTAATTATATTAGTGTAAACTACCCTCAACTCCTATTATATGCATGTTTAGTGGAGGCTTATGGGTATTTAAAAGGTCCAACAGATATGTTGACATTATATGAACAAAAGTATAAAGATAGTGTACAAACGTTTGCTTCTCAACAAGTTGGAAGAAGACGTAGAGACGATTATACGGACGGAACGGTTAGAATCAAAATAGATTCACCAAGTCCATAACAGGAGATAAAAAATGGCGATAACATCAGCAGTTTGTTCAAGTTTTAAAAGTGAACTTTTAAGTGGTAAACACGATTTTGATTCTTCAGGTGGAGATACTTTTAAAATTGCTATGTTTACAAGTTCTGCATCTTTAGATGCAACTACAACAGACTACAGTACATCAAACGAAATTACTAATTCTTCAGGAACTGCTTACACAGCTGGTGGAAAAGCATTAACAAACCAAGGCGTAACTTTGTCAAGCACAACTGCTTACACAGATTTTGCTGATGTGTCTTGGACTTCAGCTTCGTTCACAGCAAACGGTGCAATGATCTACAACACAACAACTGATGGTGGATCAGGTACAACAGATGCAGTTTGCATAATTGCATTTGGTGGAGATAAAACAGTTTCTTCAGGAACATTTACAGTTCAATTCCCAGCAGCAGGAGCAACAACAGCTATCTTAAGATTAGCTTAAGGAGGTAATTCCTTATGGCTTCAATTTGGGGTGGTGATAGTCCTTCAGTAGCCTGGGGCGTTAACTCGTGGCAATCTAATACAGTATCATTATCTGTCGACGGTTTATCCTTTACTACATACCAAGGAGACGCAGTTGCTTATCCTGATAGAGGATGGGGAGCACAAAGTTATTCTACTGGTGAGTGGGGAGAAGTAAACGAAAATACAGTAAGTCTAACAGGACAATCTATTACTGTATCTTTAAACGCAGATGGAGTTTTATCTTATCCGCTTACTGGATGGGGTAGAGCAGAATTTGGTGAAGAACCGTATGGCGATAGTGATAACCCTGTTGTTAATCTTACAGGACAATCTTTCACTGCGTCTCAAGGAACACCAACTATTAGTGCCGAAGTAAATACTGGATGGAGTTCAGATGCTTGGGGTTATGAAAACTGGGGACAATCTGGATATACAGTAGATGTTGATGGTTTAGAGATAGGAACTGTTTCATCAGGTCAAGGTGGCTGGGGAACTGTAGCTTATGGAAATTCGAGCTGGGGTATGTGGACTCTTACACCAGAAGACGTTGTTGGATTATCAGGACAATCTATTACTGCATCTCAAGGAACTTCAAGTATAGTAGTTGATTATGTAGATACACCGACAGGTTTATCTTTTACTGCGTCTCAAGGAGCAATCAGTGTAAACAATGGCGCTGATATGTTGGTTGGTTTAGAAAGTCAATCAGTTTCAGCCACAGTAGGTGCAATTACACCAGCAGATGTAGTGGGATTAACTGGAGTTGAATTTAATGCTTATCAGAATGCTTCTGGAGTAGTAGTAGCTAATGTAGAACTTATTAATGTTACAGGAGTATCTTTTACAGCTTCTGTAGGAGCAATTACACCAGATGATATGACAGTTAGTTTTGCTGGTGTTTCTTTCACTGGTTCTGTAGGAGCAATTACACCTGCTGATGTAGTAGGATTGACCGGAGTTGAATTTAATGCTAATGTAGGTGAATTATATCCTGTATATTTTAAAGATGTTGACATTGAGGCGACAACAACGTATACAGATGTGACTATAGCAGCGTAAATTAGGAGATAAAATTATGGCTTCAACATATACACCATTAGGTGTTGAAAAAATGGCAACTGGCGAAAACGCCGGTACATGGGGTACAAAGACTAATACAAACTTAGAGATTCTAGAACAAATAGCTGGAGGTTATGTAGAGCAAGCTATAACATCAACTCCTACTACATTATCTGTTTCTGATGGATCAACAGGAGCAACTCTTGCACACAGAATTATAAAATTTACAGGAAGTATTGGTGAAAATACTGTAGTAACTATTCCTTTAGATGTTCAACAGCTTTATTTTATTACCAATGGCTCATCAGGTTCTTACACAGTTCAATTTAAATATGCATCAGGTTCTGGTTCTAGCGTAACTTGGGCAGCTACAGACAAAGGAACAAAAATTGTTTACGCAGCAGCTAATGATGGTACTAACCCTGACATTGTTGACCTTGGAATGGGAGATGTAACATTAACTGGAACAGAAACTTTAACAAATAAAACTTTAACTTCACCAAAAATTGGTACATCTATTTTAGATACTAATGGAAACGAATTATTCTTATTAACAGCAACAGGATCAGCAGTTAATGAAATTACTTATGCTAACGCAGCAACTGGTAATGGTCCAACTTTTACCGCTTCTGGTGAAACAAACGTTGATATAAATATTAACCCTAAAGGGTCGGGAGTTCTTAAATCAGGAACTGCAGCAGTTAAAGTTGCAGGAAAAGAAACTATTTGGATTCCGGCTTCGGCTATGTATGGATCAGAAACAAATGGTGCTGACGCACAACAAGTTGAGACGACAGCAACAAGACCAGATTTAAAAGTTTTAGACTTTGATGCAAGTACAGCAGAATATGCACAATTTGCTATAGCAATGCCTAAATCATGGAATTTAGGAACAGTAACTTTTCAAGCTTGGTGGTCACCGGGCAATACAAATACAGGTAACTGTATATTTGGATTACAAGGTGTTAGCTGTAGTGATAGTGATACTGCAGACGTAGTTTTTGGAACAGCACAAGAAGTTACTGATGCTGGAATTGGAACTGTAGAAGATGTACAAGTTACATCAGAAAGTAGTGCAATGACAATTGCAGGTTCTCCAGCGGATAACGATTTAACATTCTTTCAAGTTTATAGAGACGCAGCAGACGGCAGTGATACATTTACAGGAGATGCTAGATTACTAGGTATTAAATTATACTTTACTACAGACGCTGCTAACGACGCATAATAGGAGCATAGAAGTATATGACACAATTTGGATATAAAACCCTAGGTTTCATGTCAGGCGGCGGTGGTACCCCTTACAACGTTGAATATTTAGTTGTCGCTGGAGGCGGCGGAGCTGGTTCCGGCGGTGGCGGCGGCGGTGGCGGCGGAATGCGAGCCATTAGTTCTAAAACTTTTCAAGTAACAGTAGGAAAAAGCTACACAGTAACTGTAGGTTCAGGTGGTAGTGATAGTGGAACAGGTCAAAGTCCTATTTATACGGGCCCTGGTTTTCAAGGCGGTAGTTCTGTTTTATATGGAGACTTAGCAACTATTACATCAGCTGGCGGCGGTGCTTCAGGACTTACTGGAGAGACAGCCCCGATAGCCGGAGGTGATGGCGGATCTGGAGCCGGTGGTGGCATCAAATGGCAAAGTACTACTGCTTATCCTGGTGGATCTGGAAACACTCCACCTGTATCTCCTCCTCAAGGAGGCGATGGATCTTCATCAACTTCTCAAGGTATTCCCAACAAAGGTGGTTGCGGCGGAGGCGGAGGCGGAGGAGCTGACGCAAATAACGCTGGAAACTCATCTGGAAGCGCAGGCGCTCCTGGTGGAGCTGGAACTGCATCTTCTATTACTGGATCATCTGTAACTTATGCAGGCGGTGGAGCAGGCTCAGCTATGGGACCTGGTCCTGGAAACGGATCCGGTGGATCTGGCGGCGGCGCGTCGGGTAATTCTGGACCTTCTGGTTCAGCTGGCACTAACGAAAAAGGTGGTGGCGGCGGTGGAAACCGAGGATATGGACCGACTGTTGGTGGAAATGGAATTGTAATTATTAGAAGATTAACAGCTTCATCTGCAACAACTTCTGGATCTGTATCAACTGACGGATCAGATACTATACATACATTTACATCTTCGGGGACTTACATAGGATAATTATGGCAACAGAAAGATTTGCAAGAATTGATGATAACAACGTGGTTCAAGAAATCATGTTAATTAATAGTGATGACTACGATGGAGATGCTGAGTTCAATGGTGCTAAAAGATGTGCTGTTCTTACAGGTTTTCCTATAGAGAGTTTTAAAAAATGTAATTATGGAAACGAAGAAGCTTCTGGAGTTTCTTCTTATAGAGGAGTTACACCTGCTATAGGTATAACAGTATGGGATGAAGCTAATCAATTATTTAGAGCACCTTCTGCACCTTACCCAAGTTGGACTCTTAATACGTCAACAGGTTCTTATGATCCTCCAGTAGCGCGTGTTCCAAAAGCTGATGACGGAGTAGATGCTACTTTTGAAATAGCACAATATTGGGATGAAGCTAGTCAATCATGGAAATTAGACGACTATACTCCAGTTGGCAATATTATTGAGATATAATTAATTTTCCTACCTCGGGTAAATAAGCATATTTTAAATCACTATAATCAAGCATATACTTAAGATCATCTAGATCTTCTACTAGAGTATGACCAGCTAGGTTTAAGCTTGTATTAAGTAAGAAAGGAATCTTATATTTTTTGTTGAACGCAGAAAGTAAATTATAGAAATGAAAATTATTTTTTTTATTAACCGTTTGTATTCTAGCCGTTTTATCTATTGCACTTACATTAGGAAGATCTTTTTTAGTTTTAAATACATAAAGCATGTAAGGTGAAGGGTTTTTAATATCAAAATATTCCTCTGCATATTCTTCCATAATTGCAGGAGAAAAGGGTCTAAACCACTCTCTACGCTTAATTTTATTGACTAATGCAACAGCGTGAGGGTGAGTGCCATCCATAAGCAAAGATCGATTCCCTAGGCCTCTCTGGCCCTGTTCTGAGCGTCCCTGGAAGAGAGCTACAGGGTTTTTCTTTAAAATCTCACATATGTCCTCTGGAGTGGTATCAACGATATCGTAGTCTTTAAAGGTTGGATAATGCAAAAATTCATACGATGGAGGAAGTCCTAAATAAACGGAATTTGGAAGAGTTAAATCTCCTTTCATATAATCATACATAACACCTAAAGAAATACCTTGATCAGTACATAACGGATCTATTTTAAAATTTTTATAGTCTAGGAATTGAGAGTTAGCTAATACGTTTTGAGCTACCCCACCCGTATAAGTTACGTCTTCTTTTGGCATTATATTTTTTATTTTTAATTCTGTTTCTTTTTGAAATAAACCTACATCTTTTTTGTGAGCTGCTAAAGCCATTAACTTTCCGCAACTTCTAAAGGCACCATATGTTAAATTAAATTCTTTAGCTGTTCTCAATTCATAATTGTAACCAATGTTTTGATTTGATTCATATATTTTTTTATCTTTTTGAAATATGCTTTCTTGTTCACAGATATCGTCTTTATTTAAAACGCTTCCATGTCCATCAATAACTACTATATTTTTATTATTACCTACCGTAGCCTTAGCACAACACGTATGGTAATAGTGATGATCATTATTTGTAGCTTTTAATAAACAATTTGGTTTTAGTAAATTAAACTTTATTAACTGCTCTTCCCAATATCCATGATAGGAATGACTAAGTTGTAAGAAACTAAATATTACTGCGTCAAACTGAATATTTAAACCCTTAAGACGTTTTAAAAGTTTAATAGGAGGAACCGTATTTGCCAGAACATTATTAAATCTATCAATTTGCGCATGAGCAAAAAAGCTATTATTTTTAACGATTGTAATACTACCATCGTGAGAAGTATGTATTGCTAAAATATTCATATTCCTGTATATAGAAATATATATGTTAAAGAAAGTGCTAAGTCAATTAGTTAGTTATTATGGGGAGATTGAGTGTAAACATGAGCCCTTAGAATTAGTTTTTAAAATTTATGAAAGCTATATTAAAAAAGATTTTCTTAATAAAGAACACTTAGATTATAAAGTGTATCATTGTGAAGCGTTACAACGGGTTACAGACGAAGTTTTAAAAAGATATATTGTTGCTGAAACCACAAAATCTTTGGTGCCCACTTCTCGTTTTGGTAATCTTTTCTTACCTGGAGAAAGTGGTCTTACTAGAAGTTATTTAGATTACGGTAATCTGAGAGACTCTAATGATTATGTATTAATCTATGCGGTAGATGTAGAAGAAAATTCTTGTGACATAAGAGTTGAATATGATAATGGAAGACGTCCTCAAAACGTATGGAACTACCCTATTAAAAATAAAATGTTTTGGATAATTCCAACTACAACTAAAATTACAGTTACTAAAAACAAAGGAAATCAAATTAATTGTTTGTTTACCACTACAATGCAATATGTCTAAAATAGATACTAACATAATTTTTGCTTCTCCAATTACTTCTACAGTTCTTGATGATCAAAAACTTAATAAATCTTTAATAACTTACATTAAAAAAGAACGAAAAAAACCTGGAAGAGTTTTATCTAATGAAGGAGGTTATCAAAGTAAGAGTGTTAATTTAAACCATCCTATTATTAAAAAATTTATTAAAGCTATCACTCCATCAGTACAACAGCACATTGATTCTTTTAGCTTTAACACTGCAAGAACTTTTAAAGTTATAGATCTTTGGTTTAATATCAATGGTAAAAATCATTTTAATTATGATCATTGTCATATGGGAGGTGGGTGTGATTTTTCAGCAGCATATTATATTACTGTTCCTTCTAATTCCGGAAATATATATTTTAAAAATCCCGACATAGGTGCTCATACTAATGACATGGCTGGTCTTGCTGTTAAAGAATGGAATCCTTTTAATCAAGCTCATTATTTTTTTATTCCTAAAGAAACACAATTATTAGTTTTTTCTTCTGCTTTAGAACATTTAGTAAAACCTAATTTAAGTAATAAAGAAAGAATAAGTATTTCTTTTAACTGTAAAGTTATATAATGAACACAAAGTTTAATTACTATTGCTATGAAAACGCTATTCCTCATCATATCTGTGATGAAATTATTTCTCTTATTAACAACTCCAAAAGAAATTTAGGTGTAATAGGAGGAACAAGTAATGATGATCCGAAAGGAGTTAATAAAAAAATTAGAAAATCTCATGTAGCTTTTGATCATGCGTGGTGGGTTTATAGATGGACTCATCCCTATATTCGTAAAGGCAACGAAGATGGAGGTTGGAATTTTGAATGGGATTTTTCTGAACCTTTTCAATTAACTGAATACAGACCAGGAGAATTTTATAAGTGGCATACGGATCAGTTTCATATTCCTTTTGGCAAAAAGGACTCGCCTTCTATGAAAGGAAAGATAAGAAAACTGTCTAGTGTTGTGGCTCTTAATGATGGTGCCGACTATGAAGGAGGAGAATTAGAATTTTATAAGCACACTTTTAATGGAAAAGATTGGCACGACTCACCTGCAGGTATGAGAAAAAAAGGATCAATCGTGGTCTTTCCTTCTTTTATATGGCATCGAGTTAAACCTGTTAAAAAAGGAGTTAGACTTAGTTTAACTAATTGGCATTTAGGACAACCGTTTAAATAATTTATGAAAGTAATCGATAATTTTTTACCTGTAGATGAATTTGAAAAAATACGGGATACATTAACAGGGTTTTATTTTCCTTGGTTTTATAATGACTATGTTAATAATGACTTAGATGATGAAAAAAATTTTCAATTTGTTCATCTTTTTTATGATAAACTTAGAAACTCTGATTTTTTTTCTTTACTAGAACCATTAATTAAAAAATTAAACATGGATTCTATTGCACGGATAAAAGCAAATCTCTTAGTAAGAACTTCAACAAGACAAGTTTTTGGTTTTCATAATGATTTTAATTGGAAATATAAATGGAACACTGCAATCTTTTACATTAATACTAATAATGGAAAAACTTTAATAAAAGAAAATAACAAAATTAAAGAAATAAGCAGCCTTGAAAACAGAGTAGTTATTTTTGATGGAAGATTAAAACATGCTGGAACTACTTGCACAGATGCTAAAAACAGAATTGTTATAAATTTAAACTACTTTAATAATTTATGATTTTCCCAACTCTTTGCATAGATAATTTTTTTATAAACTTAAATGAAATAATTAAGTTTTCCAAAACTCTTTCTTATACTCCTGCTAGTAATGGAGAATGGCCAGGAGAACGTACAAAAGAACTACATTTAATTGATCTTGATTTTTTTAATTATTGTACATCTAAAATGATAGCTTCTCTTTATCCTAATGATTGGAGAAATATGAGTTGGAGCGCCTCATCTTCATTTCAAAAAATAAAAGGTTCTTGGCAAGAAGAGGGATGGGTGCATCAAGATGTAGATGAAGTGTCTTGCATTATATATTTAGATGGTGATGAAAATTGTGGAACTTCTTTATTTAAACCCACTACTCATCAATCTATAGATATAAAAAGACAAAACATTAAAAAAGATGGAAATTTAAATCCAGATAAAACTAAAACAAAAGAATATAAAGAAGCTAGAGAAAAAAGTAATCAAAGATTTAAAAAAACTATTAGTTTTGATTCTATACCAAATCGTTGCATAATGTTTGATTCATCACAATACCATGCAGTTAATAATTATAATAATTCTAAACAAAAAGAGAGACTTACTTTAATTACTTTTTTTCATTCTATAAAAAGAAATGATGGACAACAGTTAAAATATCACGCAGCGGAGGCTAAAAGAATATGAGCTTTGAAAAAAATAAATATAAAATAATTAGAAAAGCAGTTTCACCAGAACTTTCAGAGTTCTTATCAAACTATTTGTTATGTAAAAAAGAAGTTTATATGACTATGAGTAAAGATCGTTTTATTCCTTTAAACTCTAATGAGATAGGAACTATGGATGATGGTCAAGTTCCAGGAGCTTTTTCTATTTATGGGGATCCAGCTTTTGATGTTCTGCTTCAAAAATTATTATCTCTTACGTCAAAAGAATTAAATCTTGAACTGATACCAACTTACTCATACACCCGTTCTTATTCTAAAGGACAACAACTTGAAAAACACAGAGATAGAAAAGCTTGTGACATATCTACTACTCTTAATTTAGGAGGAGACCCTTGGCCTATTTATTTTTTAATTAATAAAAAACAAGTACGTGTAGATTTAAATCCTGGAGACATGGTAGCCTACAGAGGAGAAAAGATAACTCATTGGAGAAATGTTTTTGAAGGTGGATATTGTAATCAAGTATTTCTTCATTATAATTTTAAAAAGGGAAGACTTTATGATACGCGTCCTCATCTTGGACTACCTACAAATTTTGTAAAAACTAAAGATCCTACTGGTGTAGCATGATACAAATTAATCACATTCTTCCACTCTTTCCAGAAGTTGTAGGAATCTACACTACTTCAACTGACTCTAGTAAAGTATTAAAAATATTAGAAAGTTCAAAATGGAATGTTAGAAATTCTGGTTTAGGACTTCAAGGAGATAGTAGAGCTTATGGGGGAACTAGTTTTAATTTTTTTTCTAAAACACCCGAACTTAAAAAACATTCAAAACAATGTGTTGATCATTATATTAAAGAAATTTTAAAATGGAAAACTAATTATCGTATTACTAATTCATGGGCCACTAAAGTTAATCCTGGGGGATATGCTGGTACTCATCATCATTCTAATGCTTGGTTAAGTGGAGTTTATTATCCTGTTGGAGATGAAAATTTTAAGATTAGATTTTATGGTTCTAAACATAAACAGTTTCAAGATACTCCGACAGAGTATACTATTAATAATTCTGATACTTGGAATATTCCTATAGTAAATAATAATACACTTATTATTTTTAACAGTTTATTAAACCACGAAATACTTCCTAATAAATCAGACAAGATTCGTTATTCAGTTGCTTTTAATATTTTTCCTAAAGGTTTTATTGGAGAAAGAGGTTCAGATAGTTCAGTACAACTATGATTAAAATATATGATGGTAAATTTGATAAAAGATTTACAAGTGAACTAGCTTCTAAATTAATTGAAAATCCTTGGTCAGCCACTAATGTAGCTAACAGATATTCTTGGCCGTATCGAGAAACAGGAAGTCATAGATTACTTGGTCAAATATATTTTAATAATGGAATTGTTAATTCTAAAATAAATGATGAGAAGCTTACTCAAACTTTAATTGATGCTTTTCGACATATTCAAAATATTTGTAATAAAGAGATGCAGCTTATAGAGATATGTTCTAATTTACAGTTTAAAGGAATGGATGGAACTCTACATAAAGATGGTACTAAGGATCAATATGCTTTTATTTTAATGCTGTGTAATGAAGAAGTAGAAAATATTGGAGGAGAGTTTATACATATTAAACGAAAGATTCCTTTTAAACACGGAAGACTAATTCAAATTACAGCTAGTGATGTACATAAAGCTTTAAGTTTTACAAAACCTCACATTGCTAGACTGTCAGTAAAATGGGTAGGAAAATTTAAATGATATATATTCTAGAAGATTTTATGTTACCAGAAGATGCAAAAACTTTAATAAACTTTTATGATAAGAACACGCATTTGTGTGACGACAATAGAGAATTTCATAAGAACCGTAATATTCATTATCACGACATACCTAATTCTAAGATTAAGTCTTTATTAAAATACTATGAACATAAAAATGTTTTTTTCATTGACCATTATTTTAAAGTAAAAACAAAAGCTTTCAGTAATCTTCGTTTAGTGCGATGGAAAAAAGACGAGTTTATGGGACTTCATAGAGATCGTAATGAAGATCTTAAAGACCTTATGCATTACTCTTCTTTGTGTTATTTAAATGATGATTATCAAGGAGGAGAACTTTTCTTTGAAACAGGAGAAAGTTTTAAAATGAAAGCATTAAGCTGTGTTATTTTTCCTAGTGGTAAACCCTATGGTCATGGTGTTAATAAAATTATTAAAGGAAAACGGTATACCATACCATCATGGTATAAATTAATATGAAAAATTTTATTTTTACATCTACAATCAAACCTTCTATTTGTGATCGTTTAATAGATCTTTATGAATCAGGATTAAACACACTAGGTCAACCTAAGGTTACTGGAGGAATGTTAAATAACAGGATAGATTTTAAAGAAAAGAAATGTAAAGAATCTTATTATCATCCTCATTCTTTAATGTTTTATTTAAAAGAACTTAAGAAGAGTTTAGACAAATATAAAAAAGAATACCCTTGGTGTTCAAAAGGATGTGCATGGGCACTTGAAAGTAATGTTAAAATTCAAAAGTATTTACCTGGAGAAGCTTATTTTAGAACTCATTATGAGAATGATGGAAGTGATGAATGTATTAGACGACATTTAACTTTTATGACTTATCTTAATACTGTTAAAGAAGGGGGCGAAACAGAATGGCCATCTCAACAAATAAAAATTAAACCTCAAAAAGGTTCAACCGTTATTTGGCCGGCTTATTTTACGCATCCTCATCATGGTATTCCTGCACCTAAAGAAACTAAATATATTATTACAGGTTGGTATACATATGAGTAAGAAATTAATTTTTATAGGCAAAGGAAATGCTGGATGTTTTGGTGCACTTCATTTCTCTACTTACGCTGATTGTGAGATTGAATTGATTTATGATCCTAATGTACCTGAAGAAAGAGTAGGACAAGCTACAGTATTAGAAGCTCCTCAGTTATTGTGGAAAGGATTAGGAATGGATTGGTATCACAATCCTATTAAAGCTACTCCTAAATTAGGAATTTTATATGAAAATTGGGGAAAGAAAAAAGAACATTTCTTTCATCCTTTTAATTTTGATGCAACCGCTGTTCATTACGCACCTAAAAAACTTCAAGAAACTATTTTAAAATCAGGGAAGTTTAAAGTTAAAGAAGGCTCTGTTGGAGATCCTAATGATTTAGATGGAGATTTTATATTTGATTGTAGAGGAAGACTTCACAATCAACCTCATGAATATGAACAATTAACTAACCCATTAAATGCTGTTATTTTAGGACAAGGAAACAGTAGAGATCCCAAACAAATGTGGACTAGAGCTGTTGCTACTCCAGATGGATGGGCTTTTGTTATTCCTAATACCACGGATACGACGTCGTATGGTTATATGTACAATCACACTATTACTTCTACTAAACAAGCTATGAAAAATTTTAATAAATTATTTAGTTTGGCTAAACAAGGAGTGTATTTAAATGAGAAAGCGGATAACTTTAAGTTTCAAAACTATATAGCTAAAGATCCAATTAAAGATAGAGTGATACTTTCAGGTAATCGATTCTTCTTTTTAGAGCCTTTAGAATCTACAGCTGTTCAAGCTTATCTTCAATGGTATCGTTTCTGTTATGACCACATTTTTGATAACGTGCCTAAACAAGACATTATTAAAAAATTTAGAAAGTATGTTTATCAAGTAGAACAATTTATCTTATGGCATTATCTTTCCGGATCTAAATATGACACTCCATTTTGGAGATATTGTTCTAAAAATTATAAGATCACTGACCCCCAGTTTAATATGCTCTTAGAGTTTGCTAAATCCCAAAGTTATTTTGATCTACGTAATAAAGACTTGTTATCTTATGGACAATTTGGACCGATTAGTTTTAAGTACTGGGCTGACCACACAGAATAAGTATAGATACATCAGTAGAAATATGCTAATCAAAGGTCTAAAATCGGATTGAGTTTTATATAAAACGCTATATAATAGGAGTTTATGTTACAAAAGCTATTTTTTCAACCTGGAATCAACAAACAAATTACACCTACAGCGGCTGAAAGTCAGTGGATAGGTGGTGATAATGTAAGGTTTAGATATGGAGTTCCTGAAAAGATCGGAGGTTGGGATCAATTAGGAGCCGACAAACTTACTGGTGCAGTTAGAGCTGTGCATCATTTCTTAGATAGTAATGGTGTTAAGTACGCTGCTCTAGGATCTAACAAAATTTTATACGTATATTCTGGTGGAACATATTATGACATCCACCCTATCAAAACTACTTTTACTGAAACCAGTTGTTTTACTACAAGCTCGTCATCTGCCACTGTGACAATAACTTTTTCTAGTGGTCATGGTATGCAGCCTGGTGACATTATTAGAACCAGTAGCGTAACGATAAGTGGATCTACATTTACAAGTTCTGATTTTGATGACCAAAGATTTGAAGTTATAACGGTTCCTACTCCTACCACGATTACTATAACAATGGGAGAGACTGAACAATCCGGCCCTATAACAACTTCAGGAAGTGCCACGATTGAATATTATGAACCTGTAGGTCCTTCTCAACAAGTAAGTGGTCGAGGTTTTGGAACAGGATTATTTGGTGGAACGGTCAAGGGTCCAGCAACCACGACTCTTTCTTCTGGAATTAATGCTGCTGTAACAGATATTCCATTAACGAGTTCGGCTTCTTTTCCAACTTCTGGAGAAATTAGAGTTGATTCTGAGGACATTAGTTTTGCAGCTAATGATACTTCCACTAACATTTTAAGTGGTGGTGCTAGAGAGGTTAATGGTACAACGGCTGCCACTCATAGTAGCGGTGCTACAGTTACAGATATTTCTAAATACATGGCATGGGGTGAAGCCTCAAGTGAAGACTTTATTATTGATCCTGGTTTATGGATCTTTGACAACTATGGAACAAAATTAATAGCTTTAATTTATAATGGAAAATGTTTTGAATGGGACGCAGATGCCGGCAGTGCCACTAGTACTCGAGCAACTGTAATTTCGGGAGCACCCACAGCTTCAAGACATATGATTGTATCTACACCCGATAGACATTTAGTATTTTTTGGAACTGAAACCACTATTGGAACAACAACTACCCAAGATGATATGTTCATTAGGTTCTCGGACC